CATACATTCACACAGGAACACAATTATGTCTGACAACACGACTTCTGATAAACCTGCAGATCAGGTTCTGCATGATTTATTAGATGCCAAGATCGAAATTCCGATCCAACTACTACGAAACAAACATATCTTTATTGCTACACCTTGTTACGGTGGGCAAATTGGTGAGCCATATTTTAGAAGTATGATGAGACTTGCTATACTATGTAACAAGTACGATATTCAGTACACAATTAGTACACTGGCTAACGAAAGCCTAATTACTAGAGGCAGAAACACACTAGTTAGCTTTTTTATGGAGCACCCAGAAGCAACGCATTTGTTCTTTATTGATGCAGATATTGAATTCGATCCCAATGATCTATTGCGGATGGTAGCATACGATAAGCCAATTACAGTTGGTGCATATCCCAAAAAAGCAATTAATTGGGGCAGCATTATCGAAGCTTCTAGAAAGAACGTAGAAGAAACTCCTGAAACAATTGAAGGACACAGTTCAAATTATGTTGTGAACTTTGATTTTGTTAAGGATGACGAGGGAAATCCCATCCCACAAATTCAAATAACTGACAACCTTATTAAACTTAAAGATGCTGGTACAGGATTTATGTGTATTAAGAAGGAAGTTATAGCACAGATGTTCGAAAAGCACACTGAATTAAAATATGCAAACGACATTAATGTTGATGAAAAGTTTGAAAAGCATATGTACGCATTGTTTGATTGTATTATTGACCCTGAAAGCAGACGTTATTTATCTGAGGATTATACCTTCTGTAGGCGCTGGCAAGATATGGGTGGCGAAGTATACTTAGATCCACGCACAGCACTCAATCATGTTGGGCATTATACATTCCGCGGAAACATTCGTAAATTGATCACAGGAAAATAAAATGAAAAATAGAGTTAGTATAATTTTACCCACTCGAGGTCGTGCATCCGGTGCATTACAGAAAAGTTTAAAGAGTTTATTAGATAATGCTTCCGATCCATCAACGGTTGAAATTATGTTGGGTGTAGATGAAGACGACCAAGAAACTATTGAGTGGATCAATAAGGAAGCTGGTGACTTTGTTAAGCCATATGGATGCGGATGTAAAGCAAAAATGTTTAAGCCATTGGGCTATAGTAAATTAAATGTTTACGTGAACTTGTTATGCCATGCATCAACAGGAGAATGGTTGTTCCTTTGGAATGATGATGCACTAATGCAGACTAAAGGATGGGACGACACTGTTAGGGAAAATGACGGACAGTTTAAGTTATTGTCCCCTAAAGATAATCATGACCACCCTTTCGCAATTTTTCCAATTATTCCTGCAGACTGGTTTGTTCTATGTGACGCTTGGAGTATTAACGCACAAAACGATACATGGGTGAGTGTTATTGCTAGAATGAACGGCATCTATGAAAAAATCGATATTGAAATTTTGCATGATAGAGCAGACTTGACTGGCGGCAACGATGATAAAACATTTGCCGACAGAGTATATAAGGAAGGAAATCCAGAAGATCCAGAAGATTTCAATCATCCTAATATGACGCAAGCTCGTATGCACCATGCTAGTAAAATTGATTGGTTCTTGAAACGTATTGGCGTTGTAGAATCTCCAAGTACATTTGAAAAATATGTAGCCGGAGAAATTAATCCTTTTGCTGATCTTGGAAATTACAATCCCAAAGGCGCAGGGCAGTTTGATAGTATTAACACATCAGGCAAAGAACGCTTACCCGATGATACAAAAATTACTCTGTAATGGACACAGCAATAGATATAGCAGGTACTAATCGGTATTCTACTAACAGTAGTATATTTCCCAGAGTGCAACGTTTTAAATTCTTTGATGTAATTTTACGTAAGCCCGAGTGGAAAGATAAGAAAATATTAGACATCGGCGGCAACTGCGGCAACTTCATCCTAGATTGTGTTGATGGATCTAACGATGTTGATCCTGAAAATTATTATTGCTTAGATGTAAACAACGATGCGTTAAATTATGGTGAGAAATTATGTCCGACTGCTAATTGGAAACACCATAATGCATTTAACCATATGTATAATCCTGCAGGAGAGAAAGAACTATTATTTCCGTACGAGGATAACACGTTTGATTTTGTATTAGCATATAGTGTTTACAGTCATACTACATATGAACAATTACTTTTTGATTTTGCTGAAATGAGAAGAGTATGTAAGCCGTTCGGACAGATAGCTGTCACATTTGTAGACTTACAAGGAGCAGAGTGGTTCCTAGAGAAACGTAAGGTAGACTATCCAAATAGACGCTGTGTTACAATAGAAGAACTTCAAACCAGTGTTGTTGATTACAAGTACCTTGTGGACAGTGATCTTATTGTCGATGAATTGTATTCAGATAAACATCTAGAACATATGGTTTCGGTCTACCATCCAGGTTGGCTATCTAAACAACTTGAGGAAGCTGGGTATAAAAATGTTATGCGTTTTCCTACGACTGGACACGTACAAAAAACAATTATAGTAAAAAACGGGAGAAAATAAAATGATAGACGATACCACACAAACCGACTACCAACCTGATGTACGTTTACTGTGCGAAAGACTTGATATTGGTCATCATCACTTAGTCTTAGTAATGACAGAACTTTGTAGACTTACAAAACAATCACCTAGGGAAATGCTTGTAACACTAGAAAGCGTAGAAGATCTCACTGAGTACGTTAATAGCGTTAGGTTTGATTCTTTCGAAGAAAAACAACCTTATTTTGATGAATTCGAATCACATTTCGAATAAATAATGATATAGCCCTTATAGCTCAGCTGGTAGAGCAACTGACTTGTAATCAGTAGGTCCCGTGTTCGACTCATGGTGGGGGCACCAATTTTACAGCAAGGAGTCCGTATGTTAGCATTATTAAAGAAACAGCAATTGTTAATTGCTACAGGACTCGTGTTGTGTATACTCGCCGCAGATTCGCTTTATATGGTTGCACTAGAAATATGGTGTGCAGCTTACGGTATTTTTTATTAATTAACTGGTAATTCAATGAGCTCAGTAGCAGAACAAATACAAGAAATGATAGATGGCAATGACGTCATTTTATTCATGAAGGGGAGTCCACAACAACCACAATGCGGCTTTAGTGCCAGAGTAATAGAATGTTTAATTCAAGTGGGTAAGCCGTTTGCATACATTGATATTTTAGCAGACAGCGAAGTAAGAACTACATTACCCAGTGTTAGCAATTGGCCTACATTCCCGCAATTATTTATTAACAGTGAATTAGTTGGCGGATGTGACATTATTACAGAAATGCATGCCAATGACGAACTAGCACCTATGTTCCCATAGTATATTATGGACTATCCTCTCTGGGTCAACAACTTCGATAGAGTAAGAGATCACAAACTAAAATATCCTTTAGCAAGTAAAATATTCAACCATCCGGTCTCGTTCTGGTATGGTGAGCGAAACGGCAAAGAAATGCGTGACTTAGATCATAGTATTGTTAGATTGCTAAAAAGAACACATCCTTGCTTGCCTATATTAGTTGTTTACAATATGCCTAATAGAGATATGGGACACTATAGTAAAGGCGGAGCACATTCTAAAGATAGTTATTTTTACTTTTTAGAAAGTTTCGCTGATGGCATAAAAGACCAGTCTCCGATAGTAATATTTGAACCTGACAGTCTTCCTCATACAGTTGAAATGGACGAGGACGAAGCATCATGGCGTCTAGATATGATGAGAGAAGGTCTTGAAATTTTTACTAGCAGATGCAATGCGCTTGTGTACGTTGATATAGGACACAGTAATTGGCTAAATGCCGAAGATTCTGCAAAATTGTTAAATAGTGTATGTAACGATAAGGTTAAAGGATTTTCGGTAAATGTAAGTAATTATCGAACAACAAAAGAAAGCATGGAATGGGCATTAAAAATATGCGAGCTCAGACCAAACGATCATTTTGTTATAGACACTAGTCGCAACGGCAACGGCCCACATGGAAACGAATGGTGTAATCCTCCTGGAAGATCGTTAGGCTCTCCTCCTACTACAGATACAGGCGAAGAAAAATGTGATGCATTCCTATGGATTAAAATACCTGGTGAGAGCGATGGAAAAGCAAATGGAGGTCCTAAAGCTGGTAAGTTTTGGGGAGAGCAAGCAGAGGAGTTAGTAACAAATTATGAAAAAAATAAAAAATGAAAAACTAGCAGAATTTGATAGTAGTTTAGAGCTTTATGTATACGATCATCCGTTTAAACATATCGTGTTTACTAGTGATACTCTAAAAGAACTATGCACAAGGACTTTCAATATAGGTATGAAATCACAACCGTTTTCAAATGTAATTAACGGATCCGCGCAGGCTAACGTGGGATTTCCGAGAGGTACATTTGACGATATACCTGACGAGCTGATGTATGACTATCCAACGGACTTACTTAATCTTATATCACAAGAGTATTTTTCTAAACAATATAATTCAGCGGCAGAAGCCAAGTGGAATTGTACTCCTAATGAATCAACAGTTGTTAATCAAACTAGTATAGAGTTAGAATCGGCAGTGTTATATCCGCATACGGATGATCCAGTAGAACTAATTCGAGAAAATACAATCAATCGATTATCAACGGAAGTCGGGATAATAAAACTTGTGATGTACACCGGAGATGATTCTCGCGATTATGCTGAATATGGTACAAAATTATATACGAAAAAAGAGGCTGGCTATAACGATGACGGCGGCTACTCTGGTTTTAATTTAATAAAAGAAATAGAATATGTAAACGGATATGCGATGATGTGGGCACCTGGTGCTGATACTTGGCACGGAACAGATTTTTGCTCAAACAATGTGCATAGACGAATATTTTTTACAGGAGAATTTTATTAACAATGAAAAGTTATTGGGATTGGAATAACGAAAATTTTGATTGGCATTATGATCCTTCATGTGCATACAATGACGTCACACATGTTGGCAGATTTGTTCACGAAGATTTGAACGATGCTGTAAAATTAGCAGACGATGGTTTTGAAAGCACTGATGCATATAGCGAAGTAGAGTTCAAGGGAACAGCATATAACCCAGAAGCACAAAGCATAATGGAAGGGTATCACAACGATATTACTTCAGCTGGATTCACTCAACACAATACCGGAGGCATGCAACGCCGCAATAATTTACCAAACTTGTTTCATAAAATGGCAGAGAAGTCGGGTTTGGTAAATCCGCAAATAATGTTTTTAAAACAACCACCAGGTAAGTCTATACCCTGGCATAGGGACAGTTATAATAATTATAGACGTAATTTTGCAAAAGTCAGTGACGACACAGAAATAATTAGGTATCTTGTTCAGTTAAACGATTGGAATTGGGGACACTATGTATTAATTGGTAATACAGTATTACACCAGTATAAAATCGGGGATATACACTGCTGGAGAGAAGGTATCTATCATGCTACTGGTAATGTAGGCTATTGGCCTAGATATTGTTTAACTATTACTGGAATGGTTGGACCTGACTCGTTGCATTTATCGGACTCCACTAATATACCGTTATGATTTTTGAAAAAGTAGATGTAGACTTTGATTTTATGAAGTTACGTAAGGATGTCCTTACTACGTATAACTCTATTATCGCAGAGGCAGCCGGCACAGAGAATGAAATTTTAGCATATCGAAATCAGAGTATAACAGTTTCTGAGAAAGATTCTACTGACTGGGCAGATGGTATCGCCGGCAAAACGTTTGTTAACAATACAAGACTAGATACATCGGTTAGTTTGTCTACACAGCTCACTAGAGAACAGAACGAAATGCTTAACGAAAGGCAATACATACATCCCTTGAAGCAAATACAAGGAACATATCTAGAAGAATTTGTGCAGTCGATAAAAGGTGCGTATAGATGGCGAATTAGTATATTGCCGCCTAGGACTACTTTAAGCATACACGTAGATGGACACGACCATATGCCTTCCTTGCAAGGAGGATCTGCTATACTTACATGGAGGTTACACTTTCCTATCAAAACTTCCAACAGAGCTTTCATAGTAGGTTGGCCAGACGACTTCACATCTGTTGAGCACTCAGGTGAAGAAATTACGCTACAAATGGCTAATTTTAAGACACCTAATTCGTATCTGTTAGACACATCAAAAATTCATTGTGCAACTAATTACAGCAATGAAGTACGTATACACCTGATTGCCAGTTTGGATAAAGACGAATTTTTAGGGTAGATAAATATCTTTAACACACAAAGGATACATCAATGACTATCGAAGCATATATTCCTAAATTTGGATATATTAATACTACATTAGGCAGTTCATCTTACAACACTCCAGTTTTTGCGGACACAAAAATTTTAGAATTGTACGGAAACGCAGGAACATTACTCAATGATCCGGAGTGCGAATTCAAAGAAGAAAATTACACAGTGTTTGAATTTGATGCTGAAGCGATAGAGGAAGGCAGAGAAATGTTTCCTAACGCAGACTTCCGTGAGTGGAATCATCATAATCAAATGAATAATCCAGAAGGTAACATAGATGAACCTATGCCATGGTCTTCTCCGGATGAAAAGTTTGATATCATTTTTTCATATATGAAAACAGGTAATTTAGATCCTGAGATATTAAAAAACATTATTAGCGAATGCTATGAACATTTAAATGTTGGCGGTGCAATTGTGTTTGGTACATTTATACGTGAAGTTGCATTAAATTACTTTATTGTCCGTAGGACACACGAGTACGGAGTATTGCCTACCGGACTAGTTGAAGATACAGAAAATGCTGATGTGATTTGTCTGATTGATAATGATAATCTTCAAACAAACGTAGAACGTGTAGCCACTTCAGGCGAAGATGCCGTTGTAGAAGCTACACATTATTCTTGGTTTTGGAACGCACAGTACTTAGATGAATATTTGAGTATTAATTTACCAGACACTGCTAGAATAGTATCAAGAAGACTACCACCGATGTGGTGTATACATAATCCTGTTTTTATTGAGAAAACCGGTTAACAAACTTTATATCAGATAATAAAAAAGGAGCAATCAATGCTCCTTTTTTTATGACTTTGTATTAAACTCCTGAGGGACTTAAATCGTCGTCGACATCGTCTTGCTTGTCTAGTGCAGTTTCTTCTTGCTCAGGTGCATATAGCTCACCTTCTAGATAATGTTTTGCAGAGCTAATATATTCGCCTGCTTTGACGAGTTTAGATTGAAACCAGTGAGGGAAATCTCCGTCTGGCAATTCGCCCATCATTTTGTAAAGTTCTATGGACTGCTTTCCAATTTTGTAAAGCTCTTTGCGCATCATATCAGATTCGTCGTCAACATGTCCAACAGCAACTTTTGTTACATCTTCTTCGTTGATTATCCCTGACAAATATTTAATTCTATCAATCTCGTTCATCATACTGTCCGCTTTCTAAGTCTTCCACAAAACCTGCTAGTGTAGTATCGTGCCTGTTTGAGCTACTACCAAAATCAAATGCGCCGTACGCATCTAATCTTTCGGCTTCTCCTCGATCAAGCATTGCTACAATATTTCTTGCTTGTTCGCCTAGCTCTTCAAGATGGTCTAGAATGCTATGAAGTTCCTCAACAGCTTCTGTTGTATTTGCTTCTACAACTGGCTGCTCTTCTTGAAATAGCGGAGCAACAGTCTCCATTAATTTACGCATTTCGTTCATATTAAATGCCTGCTAATTTTCTTAACTCTTCTAATGCAGCTGCCATCGCGATATTAGTAGTTTCTTCTAATGCACTTTCGTCATCATCTTCTTCTTCTTTAACGCATTTGTTAACACGCTTGCCTTTGTTCTTGCCTGTTCCTGGTTGTGTACCAACTTTCTTATGACCGGGCCAGCAATCTTCAGGTCCTGCAACTTCATCGATCTCTTCTTCGTCTACAGCAGTTTCTTTTACAGAGCCTACTCTAAAATCTGCCAATCTCTTTGCCAATCTATCTATTATTGACTTAATCGTTCCTTCGTCCTCTTCTTCCATTTCAGGATAAATTACTTCATGCTGTGGGTCCATTAATTGTTTTATAAGATCTTCGTGGTCCAGTATAGGTTCAATTGCGGCATTGAACTCGTCATACATACTTTCACTCCAACGATAATCTGCTTCCTGTACCCATTTAGCCAACTCAGCCAATTCCTGTACTACAGCGTCCATTATCTGACGTTTGCTTTTGTCTTCAGTGCCATAGTCTGAACGGATGTCATCGAAATCTAATGTATACTGATCTTCAGCAGTTTCTTCTACAAGTCCTTTTGCTTTAGCAAAAGCGGTCATGCTGTCTAAACCTTTTGTAGTTTGGATAGCACGGATGAATCTTTCTCTAGGTGATTGCTCGTCACCAGCTCTTTGTGCAGATAACATGTTAAACATTTTAATAAGAGCTTTAGCTTCGCTTCCTGATAGTTCTATTTCATCGCCATCATCTGTTGTAACAGTAGTTAGCTTAGAAAACTTTTTAACTTTCATTGAATCAGCATCTTGACTAGCATCTTCGCTGTCAGCAATTTTACCTAACTGATTGATCATGCCTTTTTGAGCAAAGCCTGGCTTCAAGTCATCATCTTCTTCATCGGATAAACGTGCTTCTGGTTCATCATCAAAATCTACAGGAGCACTTTCTAACATTCCTGCTAAAAATTTTAGTTTTTCAATTGATTCTTTCATTTTATCACCTATTAGTTTATTCTTAAATAGTGCAAATATATTTTCGTTAAACGTACCCATATATTTTTCAAATATAGCACGTTGCTGCTGTTCGTTATCAACACTTGTGAATGCTTCTCTAAAAGCACTTGCACTAGCTACTTCTCCGTCCAATCCTTCAATGCTTGGAGCATTGTAAATATAACCTCGCTCATTCATTGACATGGGAGGATCAGTCTTTAATGTATTTATCATCTGATAGTATTTTGGCCTGGTAACTCCGCGCACAGTCATATCTAATCCTGTAGCAGGATCAACATTGTTCATAGGAAAACGGTCATTGTCTTTTTCACCCACCGCAAAAATAACCATTGTATTTTCAGAGTCAAACTTGTCTTTGAAACTGTCTACTAGGTACGGTTGGGGAGCAATTAAAATTTTGTCTTTAGGTATGCCATGCATTTCTTGCATGATTTGTACCTTCTCAGAAAATGGAAAAGGGCTTTTCGGAGGATCAACTTTGTCCGATGTAGCAACAAATACATCAGCATCAGGAAAAGTACTTTGCAGTCTGCGATATACTTCTGCGTGATGTGGTAGCATTGGTTGAAACCGACCTGGGTATATTATAGCTTTTTTCATTGTGCCTTACGTCTCCAATAACTTACTTCGCCTATTTCTACATTATCTGGCTGGTTAATAAGCCACATAATTGTTTCTGCACATTCTTCTGGCGGCTGTTTGAGCCACTCAGGTACAGAAAAATGACTTATTAAATATGTATCAACAAATCCCGGAGATATGTTTGATATTTTACATAGTCTCCCAGATTCATGTAATACGTCTATCCACTGTTTATGCAATAGTGCTTTTACAGCGGCGTAACCATTATCTCCGAAGCTACCATCGCCTGCCCGAAATCTATTTTTACTGTTAACATTAATGATAAACTTTGTCACATCATCTTTCCAGTGATTATAAAATAAATCAAATAGCTTCATTTGTGCATCTGTGGAAAAAGCATTGTTAATAAAAATGTCACAGTCTTTTGCTTCTTCAAATATTCTTTCTACAACACCAGGCTTCAGTAAATTATGCCCAGTGGCTCTACTAAATCCTAAAATTTCGTAATCATGTTTGCATAAATCTACAACTGCTTTGCCTATGCCCTGTGTATGTCCTGTTATAGCAATCTTTTTCATATAATATGTGTATTTATCTTTTAATACGCCAAAAGGATACTTCGCCTAACTCAATAAAGTCCGGCTGTTCTAGCGTCCATTTAATATATTCTGCAACCTCACTGGCTTCTAGCTTCATGCCTTCGGGTAGTTTATTTTGTTTTGAAAATTTTGTATCGACAAAACCTGGGCTAACATTAGATATTTTTACTTTCCTGCCAGGTTCGTGTAATACTGACAGCCATTCGTTGTGTAATACTTTTTTTAATTCAGTGTATCCATTAACAGCGACAATGTCGTGCGGACCGCGAGGAATTTTCAGTCTTAGTTTACTGTTTATGTTTATAATATGTTTAGTGGGATCTTCTTTCCATGCATCATATACTCTCTTAAACAGAGATAGTTGGGAATCATGATGGAATAAATTATTAACAAATACATCGCAGTTTAATGCAGTGTTGTATACTTCTTCTAATACTTCTTTGCTTCTAAAACTGTGCCCAGTGTGCACATCCATTGGTATAACATCGTAGTCATCTTTTAGTAGAGCACATAACGCTCCGCCGATGCCGTTAGTGCCACCAGTAACTAGTACCTTCTTCATGTGTGTGTCCTTTAAAGTTCTACAATCCTGACTACTAATTCGGAATGACCTCTGAGTAGTCTATGATAAGAATTTTTATTAATGTGTATTGTTGTTCCGGGAATAATATCTTTAGGGAGTTCGTTATCGAATTGTACTTTCCAGCCTGAGCCTTCTAGTACTTTGATAAATCTTGAACAATCATGCGTATGCCATGTAAGTTCTTCGTTGTCATCTTTAAGGTCAAATATACGTTCAAAAACAGATTGGGTTACATGTTTGTCTGTGTATGTTTTATTCATTCTACACTACTACCACTTCCTACATGACCAATAACGTGCCTTAGTGCGAGGCCCTGGATTATCACAGTTATGTCTTGCTCTGAAACTCTTACGAGCCTTAGGATTAGATTTTCTAATCTTCATTGCTTTACCTTTAACACTGCTTCCGCCGTGTCCAAAGTTAACTTTTTTAACATTACCTGTTTTAGGATCTTTAACATAAACTTTAAACTTCTTAACATCACCTTGCATAGGCTTGCCTAGTTTAACTTTACGTCCTTGATATTCTGCTTCTTCGAGTGATTCGCCGTCTATCCAGCCGTATGCTTCAAAAAAATCATCATCGTTGTCAATGGTTTCTTCAACCTGCTCGCCAACCTTCTTAAACTTACTGAAATTAACTGGTTCTGGTTTCCACTTTTGTTTGCCAGTGCCATCACACGCATTACACTTATGTGGATCTTCACTATGTAAGTCTAACTTGCCTCGGCCACGACATTTTTCACAGTTATCGCCTTCTGCTTCTGTAATTTCATATATTTTCATACATAATATTTATCATCTTAGTCTAATTTTTTATTCTTTTCTAGATTAATGATTCGCTGTTCTAGGTCGTCAATTTTCTTAGTAACTTTAGGATAACGTTTACGCCATGCGTTTGGGTCATCTTGTAGTAATGTCCAGCCCCAGCGTATAGCAAGATAATCTAAAAAACTATCGAACTTACCCATAAGGTATAATCCCATATGTGTATTACGGAACCATGCTAAAAATGCTGCACCTATTAAAGATCCTAGTATAGCAGTGTAAATCCATAATTGATCCGATAGTAGTCGGTCTAGTAAGTCCATTTGATTCTCCTTTATATGTGTGTACTATTTATTGAAAATAATAAATAATAACATTACCAGCGGAGATGTTCAATGAAACTTACATGGATACATGATCAAACAATAGGCAGATTGACTTGTACAATTAATGAAAACTTGCAATATGTTACAGACAACGGCGGAGAAAGTCTAACAAAAAACTATAACGGCGAAGAGATCGAGTTAGATGGGTTTGATGACTGGGAAAATGAAAAGTTCTGGCTAAGTGATAATTTTTCCGATTTATTAGGAACTTATGCACCCCAGTGGGATATTACCGAAGAGTCCTGGCAAGCAGATCATCCAGATTGGGATGGTGCTGTTCCTTTGTTTGGATTATCACCTGAAGGGGAATATCTTGATAAACTTGCACGAACAGCATCTTTTCAGGAAGGCAAGGACATGGTTGACGTTTTTATGGACACAGATAAAAGATTGCACATTGAATTAGATGTTGACGGCAATTACTGGCAACGTCTGTGGTGCGAAGAACGTGGAGAGTTTTACAATGTACAACCTTGTTGCGTTTTTCCTAATAATCCGGGAAGACAACCTATGAGTGATGAAGCTGCAAAAGAGCTTATATCGAAACAATAACTAATTAGCTTCCTTGTCGTATTTAACGTCCACTGGGCGACCATCGTTACCCATCACTTCGCCCTTACCAATATCGATTCTGGTCTTGTGGTTTCCAATACGTTGCTCTAACTGATCAATCATACGCTGATCGTTATGGTCTTTTGCTACTTCTAGATATGCTGTTAATTTTTGTAGTTGTGGACTGGCATCATATGCCTTCTGTGCTACATGGTCATTAACACTCCACAACCCAGCAATCAACGCTACTGCGGCTAAGCCTTTGCGTATGTTACCGTTACCCTCGTCGATATCGCAATCTTCTTCTTTAACTAACGTAGTGCGCTCACCATCTTTGGTCATGTTATAACCAAGCGACTTTACTAAAGCGATCATTTCTTCATCGCTTGGACTTTTGCTTTTGAAATCTTTTAGTAATACATCAAGCATCCCCATTAAGTCGGATGATCTACTAACCACTAGTGGCCCTTCAGACACTGGCTTCTTATGCTTGTCTGAACGTGCATACGATCCTTTGCCTTTTTTAGGCTTTTCAACGCTGTGTCCTCGATCACGTAGATTAAGATCTAATCTAGCTCTAGCACTTTTATCAGTTGTGGGCTCGTCCGCTTCTGCTATTGCCGTGATGCCTTTTCTTTTCAAGGACTCAACAAATTTATTTGCACGGTCACTCCCAGCAACAGTATTGATAGTTTCACCGCCAACTTTTATATTAAAATTTCCTGTACCATTCTCTAACTCTAGATACTTTTTGCCTAAATCATTTAATTTCATTTGTTTTTTAATCCTATGTTTTCTTCAACAATGTCGGCTACAAAATTACAGCCTTCGTCACCAAAATGTCGTCCCCAGTCCCACGTATATTTTTTAAACTGTTTACCTAAAATGTTTTGTATTACAACACTGTCTTTATCATCCACGCCAGCTGGCGGCTCAGTGTGAAAAAACGTAAATGTTGTTTTACTCCTAAGATAGTTTGCGATAGCATTGTATGCCGCCATCTCTTTACCCTCGTTAAATTTTGTATAATACTTTGTATGAAATTCCTTATCTAGCAATTCCTGATTATCGTGATACTGCCAATTTCGTAAATTACCTATATATCTTTCTAAATTGATATTAAAATCTGGTACAAATTTTGTATAGTTCGACGATTTTTTATGCCTGTTCTGCGGGTCATCAAATACTGCACTGTTAGTCCATGTTGTGTATCTAAATGGAATTGTAAACTGGAATACAGTTATATCTTCTGGCTGCAATCTTTTAGCAACTTTTTCATAATGATATAAACTGTACTCTATACATGTACCCGGATAAGCAAAATCTTCAAATTCTATATCTGGGTATCTCTGTGCAAGTTTCTCAACCCAACTAGTTGCATTGTAGTCGCTACCTTCACATCCGTAAGTAAAGCTACACCCGAAGGTATACACAGTCATTATACTTCCTCTAATCTTACCATTAGTCTTTCAGCACGGTTAGTTACCTGTTTGTGCCAACGGCTATCTCTGCCTTCAATTCCTGCTTTCTTCCAGTCTTGAGCTTCTAGTGCCTTGCGGAAGTTTTTAAACTTGCCTAAACGTGTTCTGCCCATGTTGAACATCATGTTAACTAGGATTTCTTGTACTTCTCCTGGCCATTCATTAAACTGTTCTCCGTATAACGCAACACATTCACTAATTGAGGTGTCAAGGTCACGTTCAAAGCATTCTGCCACTCTTGACTCAGATACGGATGTTCCGACTTCTGCTCCGTGCTCTGGATCGTTTTCTGTGACCAGGTGGCCAACTCCGAAAGTTGGGTAGCCCAGATGGTCTTTATAAATTTCATAAACAACTCCTTCGTCGATTTTTAGTTGTTCAAATATTGCTTTGCGGTCCATACTTGTTCCTTACGCTGTTAATATAGTTGTATTTATCATATGTTTTTTAAAAGCAAAAAAAAGCCTGCTGTGAAGCAGGCTTCTTTAGTGTCAATCTATTTTTTAATTATAGACCAGCTGCATCCGCGACACTACCGTAATCTTTAACAGTTAAGTTCTCTGTTACAACTACGCATGTTACCGTGGCAATACCTGACGATGCACTACCGCCTGCTACTGTACAAGTTATATTTGCAGGTGAATCGTAAATATGCTGGTAATTACTATGGAATTGGAAAGTCTGAGTCATGTCAGCTTCGTCATCAGTAAATAACCTGTCATCGTCACTATCGTCGCCTACTCTAATTGCAGTAGATGCATCAGCACTTACCCATGGGCTACCTACGTCTACAGACACACTGTAAACCATAGAATTGCTAGGGATCTCAAATAATGTTGTAGTACCATTATCAAATGCTACTTCTGTACTAACGTACTGTGTGATAGCTGAGGTGGAAGCATCAAATTGTCCTTTTGTGATGAACGCTTCTGCAACAGTTGCGTTAGCACCACGTACTTCTACTAGTGTTGTACCATCGTTTGCTGTAAACGAGAAGTATTCTCCGCTAGTATTACTGACAAGTTTGAGACCTCTTTTGCCGAATTGCACTAGGTTAGCTAAACCTTTTTGTGCAAAGTTAAAAATGTCTGCCATTTTAGTTACTCCGTATAATCGATTATATTGCTTATTTATTTAAATTTGGTATTTATGGCGTCAACAAACATATTTTTTAATAAGTTAATGCCTTTTTTGTTTGGGTGTATGTCTTCTGTGCCGAGTACAAAACCGTTAGACGCAATGTACTCATGTAAGTATTTATCCTGAAATAGTGTGTTGTAGCAGTTTTCGATCTTTGGAAACAGCACGGTTTTATTATTCCTAATATGCACATTACTAGGCATACCTATTTCATAGTCCCCGTATATAAAGCCCCACAATATTTTAGCGTTAGGGTTCTGAACAGTAACTCGATGTGCTAGAAGTATTGCTTCTTTTGTAAGGTGCTGATAACCATCTATAAAATCATTTTTGGAAACAGCATCAGTTTCCATCTTTTTCATTTTAACTTTATCTTCTAATGAAGATTTACTGGAGTGAAGTTCGTGGTATCTATGCCATTCTGTATCACCAGGATAGTTTGCTACAGTTTTGTCTAACATGTACTGCATAGATATTTTATTAGCAACACCCCATTCGTGCATATGTATCCAATCAGCATGAATAGATGATATACTATCGATTGTTAATTGCTCCGGATCGAAAATGGGATATCGGTGATCTATTGTAAAGTTGAAAATATACAAAGGTTGTTTGTAGCTATTTTTCTGGTGGTAAAAAGGCTGAGTGGCAATTTGATAGTTAGAAGCAAATCCGTGCCCTAAGTTTTCATAAGGTACATCAAAATGTTTTGCTACTAGTGCGGGCCATGTTTCTTCTATGGAAAAGCCTGATATTTCTCGCCACCCTTCGGTATAGTCGCACCCGCAGGCTATTATAGCATCAAATTGCATTCTGTATAATACTTGTCATATGATCGGCAAGTACTTTTATTCCTTTAAAGTTAGGATGGGGGTCTTGATTGCTTATTATCATCGAATTGTCATCGATAAAATGTTGTAAAGGCTTGTGACCCACATATTTATTATAGCAAGTTTCTATATTAGGCAAATTAACGGTGGTGGAATTATTAAAATCAAAACCACCACGATCAAAAATAGTGTCTTCGTCCCCCGTGCGATCGCTGTGTATGAATCCCCACAACACTGATGCATTTGGATTGACAGTCATAACGTTGTGCGCAAGTTGTATAGATCTTAATGTATGAGTTTGGAAACCGTCAAGTCCATCACTGTTATGCTTGGTCAAGAAATAATTTATGATTCTTCGATATTCATTAGAAAAAGGTATGTCCTGTGTGTCCTCTTCTAGTAGAGAAAATAATGTTCGAAAAACCTTTTCAGGCTCTGAGTTCAGCATGAGCAATCGTTCGTCAATTGTAAAATTGAATATGTATAAAGGATTCGCATATTGCATTTGTTGACTTAACATTGGTTGCAGTGCAATCTCTAAATTACATGCTCCACCTACAGCTAAGTTCTCATACGGTACATCAAAATGTTTTGCTACCTTACCAGGCCAAGTTTGATCGACACCGATTCCGAGAACATCTCGATGGCCTTCGGTATAACTGTCACCGCATGCAATGATACTATCAAAGGTTTTCACTAATGTAATCCTCAAACCACTTAGCGATGATGCCTATTCCCAGTGGATTTGGGTGGACGTCATGTGGCGCTATTATACATTCTTGTCTGAATTGAAGATGTTCGTCATATAGTATAGATTGAACTTCCTTCATATTTAAGCATTTGTTGTAACACCTCTCTAAGTATGGGTAGTTAAGTTTCTGCTCGTGTGGGTGGTCACTGAACATATTAAAATATTGATCTAATCCGTTACCAACCAAGCTGGTATTAATATGAATGAATCCCCATGCCACAGTTGAATTGGGGATTAGTTTTTCCCAATTCATACATGTCCGAATTGCCTGCATTGTTGAAAAAACAAACCAGTCAATATTTCTGTCCGGTCGATCACCATCAGACTGGTTTATAGAATATGCATCCCATGCGCATTCCGTATCAAGGTTTACAAAATTGTCGATTAGCATTTCTTTAACGGTCTTATCTATATATGATATCCGAAGTCCCTCTGTGTGTTCTGGTAAAATAGAGAAGCACGACTCAGTGAAGCCCGCTCTAAGACTAGCGTATGGCATCCTTTCCATTACAGTAAAGTTAAATAATATTAAAGGGCATTTGGCTTTATGTATAATTTCGAGCTCTGCCGCTGTGGCGGATTTCAGTGGTTGCAGTGCAATCTCTAAATTACATGACCCCCCTATAGCTAAGTTTACAAAAGGAATGCCTAAACTTTCCGCAAGCAACCCGGGCCATGTTTGTTCAACAGGTATTTTGAGTGCATCTTGGCACCCTTCGGTGAAGCTGTCACCGCAAGCAATAATAAGGTCATATTTCATACAACTATTTATTGACATTGAATGTGTTCTTTGCTATAATAAGGCTTGTTCAATTGCATATTACAGGTATAATTATGTTCGACCAGTCTATACAACGTATCGGTTTCTGCTGCAAGTATCTTGACCCAGACCAATCGCAAAAACCTAAGGTACTCAAGGAGTTACAGCAGAATTTTACAGAAAAAGTTACAACTGTGGCTTGGTGCAATCGGCAAGAAAAAGCCGTAGCAGAGCAACGAATGCTCGATCTTGTACAGCATAACATGCAAAGTGCATACAATTTGATTAAATACGTAGGTGGACTACCTGATAACAGACGTATGGTTAGACTTGGAAGTAATCAAATACCTATGGCTACTGAGCCAAATTGGCGCTACTTGTGGGACGATCCTAATAATATCCGAATATTGGAGAAAGGATTCGCCAAGGTGGGCCAATTGGCTCGTGATCTTGATGTGCGTATCAGTTTCCATCCTGGCCAGTTTTGCGTTCTGGCTAGCGATAACGATGACGTAGTAGAACGTAGTATTGACGAATTTGAGTACCATGCTAATATGGCCCGATGGATGGGCTATGGTAAAGAGTTTATGGACATGAAGCTTAATGTTCATATATCAGGTAGAAAGGGTTACCAGGGTATTATTGATGTGTTGCCTAGGCTCTCACCTGAAGCAAGAAATACACTTGCTATTGAAAACGACGAAATGTGCCACGGCTTAGATGCAAGTCTTATGCTTAAAGATCATGTGGCACTAGTACTAGATATACACCACCATTGGATTAGAGATGAAGAATATATACAAGCAGATGACGACCGTGTTAAAATGGTCATTGACAGTTGGCGTGGTGTTAGGCCTACTTTACATTACAGCTATAGCAGAGATGAATGGCTTAACCAGTCAACACGAATTGATGAAGGAACACGACATACCACCCTTCATGACATATCCGCACTATTAGACACAGGTGCTAAGAAGCAAAAACTTCGAGCACACAGCGATTACTATCCTAACTATGAAGCTAACGACTGGGCTATTACATTTTGGAAGGATTTTGATATTCAGTGCGAGGCCAAGGCTAAGAATCTGGCGAGTGAGCAACTATATACGCAGGCACTAAACATGCAGTCGCATTTACAGAATTAAGTTGTATCTAAAAAAATAATAGGTCCGGACCTATTGACTACTGATTGGGTGAGACCTTTGTCCCTTTATGTATATAGCACATCTCAATGAGTGGTGCGAACTAATTTAAATTGTCAACTCGGTGTTGCCAATCAGCTTAATTTTATTTAGTATAAACCTAGAAAAATGTAACAAATAAGCTAAAAATAGTAAATACATGTAAATTAATATCGGAAAATAAAATATGACATATGTTGTTAAGGGTGAATGCGTAGACTGTAAACATACCACCTGCGTTAAAGTTTGCCCTGTGGATTGCTTTTTTGAAGGTGAGAATACACTTGTTATTGATCCCGATATTTGCATCGATTGTGCAATCTGTGAACCCGAATGCCCAGTAAATGCAATTGTTAGTGATAGAAAACTTGCCCCAGAAGATCACCATTGGCTAGATTTCAATAAAAAAATGAGCCAAGAAGAAAATTGGCCAGTTATTCGAAAGGTCAAAGAACCTTTGCCAGGGTATGAAGACATCAAATACACCAATCAAGAAGCATGGGATAAAGTGAGTAAGGCGCCCTTCAAAGAATAATACTTGACACATCACACAGTTGATGCTATAATTATGTTATTACAGTATGTGAGGATTTGCTTTGACTGATAACTATCGTGTATTTAGAAATATAATATTTTCTATATCAATATTTTTAACAATTGTTGCTGTGGATTTGAACAATATTTTTTACGATATATTCACACAACCCGAGACGTTAGAAGATATTGTTGTTGTTGCTGTACCAAAGCCACAAGAAGAGACAGCAATTACGGAGCCCCAACCACAACAGCCAGTTGTAGACCAAGAAGCAATTATTTGTTTGGCAACAAATATCTATCATGAAGCTCGGGGCGAATCATTGACAGGGCAGATTGCAGTTGCGCATGTTACTTACAACAGAATGAAGAGTAGGCGATTTCCTGATAAGATTTGTGATGTTGTATACCAAGCAGTTTATTCTACATGGTGGTACGAACACCATGGCAGACTCGTTCCGGTTAGATTTAGGTGTCAGTTCTCTTGGTTCTGTGATGGTAAGAGCGATCTGATTGACACAGAGTCTAGGAGTTGGAAGAATGCTAAAGGAATTGCTTGGGAAGTACTATATAATGAAATGCCAGATCCCACAAACGGAAGCACCCATTATTTTAACCACCATCTTGTAAATCCGTACTGGGCCGCTGAACTTACATATGTTGCAACAATTCAAAACCACTCCTTTTACATACATTAAAATAAATACTACTTTAATGATAAGGAGTATTTTTCGATGTACGAGTATAAATGTAAGGTCGTCAAGATAGTAGACGGCGACACAGTAGATGTAGACATAGACTTAGGATTCGGTGTATGGCTGACAGATGAGCGTGTTCGGATAATGGGAATAGACACACCCGAAAGTAGAACTAGAGATAAAGTTGAGAAGAAATTTGGACTGGCTGCTAAAAACAGATTAAAAGAGCTCCTTAGCAAATCAGCTGTATTGCAAACGCAAGTCAACAAAGACGGCGAAGATATGAAAGGTAAGTTTGGACGTATCCTCGGAGACTTCACGGTGTATGATCATGCAAAGGATGCATGGAGACCTGTTACAAAAATTTTGCTAGAAGAAGGTCATGCAGTAAAATATACGGGTGGTAACAAAGAAGACTCGGCAAAACTGCATCTTAAAAACCGAAAGAAATTAATTGAAGCAGGCGTTGTAAAAATTACCCTTGAACAAGCTGGCTTAAAATAATCCAAAAAATCTTTATTAATGCTTGACATTGCCTAAGTAAGGTTGTACAATACTTATTGTATAACTTAATCTTATAGGAATAAAAATGTTATTAGATATTACAAAGCAAGGTGATGTTGTTAGTGTTCGCCTTTCGACTGGAGAGGAAATGCTGGGCACCCTTGTTAAGGACACCGGTACTTCACTTGAACTCAGTAAACCTATGATTGTTGCTAGAAGTCCTGATGGAAATATGGGCTTAATACCGTTTATGGTAACAACTAATTCGGCTAAGTTTACAATTAGTTTGTCTCACATTCTAGCTTATGCAAAAACACAAGATGAAATTGCTAAATTGTATAGTGAACAAACTAGTAGTATTTTAACATAACCTGGAATAGGAGACTAATATGGCAAGATTTTTAAGTACAAAACATTACGGACACAACATTGGACTGTCAGCAGTATTTAGGCAACCTAATGCAGATCATTCACATTGTCATTTGTTACATGGCTACAGTTTAGCGTTTACATTTACATTTGGATGTGATGAATTAGACAATAAAAACTGGGCAGTTGACTTTGGCGGATTAAAGCCTTTGAAGAAGTGGTTAGAAGATCACTTTGATCACAAGACAGCAATTGACAAAGACGATCCATTCTTAGACAAGTTTATGGAATTACAAGAACTTGATCTAGCAGAAATTGTAGTAATGGATGGAGTAGGTGCAGAGAAGTTTGCGCAACACGCATTTAACTTTGCAGACAAACTAGTACGTGAAATGAGTGACAACCGTTGCTACTGTGTACGAGCAGAGTGTGCAGAGCACGGAGCGAATTCAGCAATTTACGAAAAGTAACGGCGTAACTGTTTGCCCGCTGACGAGCAATAGCAGTGTATATGATATAATACTATAGATTAGAAAGTGGTATGCCCATTGACGAATGGGCCGCTACCTCATAAGTTTATCTAGATATAAATCCAATACTTTAATCTTTGTCCAATGCATCAACACATCATAATTGTGTTCACAATGATCAGCGACCAAATCCCAATTATACGAATCTAGATTTTTTAATATCTCTATTATGTTGTTATTTGTTTCTTCGTATGTCGACCCAGTATAGTCACCAAAAACATCTTTAAAGGTTTTAAAACCTAATTCCTCTATGTAATCAAAAATACCATATCCACCATTGACTAAGAAAGGCATACCGTATGCCATGGGTTTAAACGTTTTTTCTGTTAGTTGAGAAAATTGCAATCCATCAGATGGTATTTCTAAGTCATTATATGCTGTTTCAAGTGATATCCAAACCTTACAATCTTGATACCATTCTGGCGCCATGTCTCGGTCGTTGCAATATTGGAAATTATTATCTTTCTCGTACTTTAGACAAAAAGATGCATAGTCGTCATGCTCTTCTCTGAAGTTTGTTCCTACTTCATTATCCAGATGTAAATTCTGTTCTAGTACCTTCTGTGCAAAATCGACACGATGCTTTTTAGTCTTACCTAGTAATGCAACAAAGTTATGTTTTTTATCTTTTAACACATTTTCCCTGAGTTGTTTTCTATGTGTAATTATGTTATCTGTGAAGGTGTGCTGTCTATGAGCATATTCAGCAAGCCAGATGTTGCCAGGTATCCAATTGATATCAGGGAATCTTTCGCTGTTTCGAGGATCTATGTTATCCCACACAACTGATGCAGATTTGCATGCAGAAAGATCTGTGAGAACGGTGGGGTCTTGCTCTATCAACGAAGGGTAATACAGTTGGTCACATTTTAGCCCTACAAAGAAACATTCAGCAGGTTGTGATAGAACTATATTTTTATTAGCAAACACCCTTTTGCGATCCTTCAATATATACCAAAGACTCATGGGTATTTCGAAGTAATATGTGTCGTCAAAATCATTTGATAAAAAATCGTCTAAATATATAAAATGTCCTGTTCGGTCATCTAGATCCTGACTGCAATTTATGATGTGATTAAGTGCACTTTCTGATAGTAACTGAGTAATTCGCCAATCATTCGGCGATTCGAAAAAACTATGAAAGCGCCATCGGCACCAATACTTGTCATCTGCTTTCTGCTCATCTATTAAATTTAGTGCCTCGTTAGAGCTGGGATCAATAACTATTGTTGAAAGTTTCATTCCTTTATAGTGATAAAATTGAATGTAAGTGTGTTTATTACTCCGTTTTAAACTTCAAGAATATAATATAACAGCATTTTATCAGATAAATACAGTTATGATTTTTGGATTCTTAACATTATTTATATCCTTAGCTATTGCAGGCGTTGCAGCCTGGTTTAGTATAGAAGGACTAATGGCAATATTTAGTGCAAGTGCATTAGAGATTGCTATAATGGCGGGCACATTAGAAGTAGGCAAGTTGCTCACAGCAAGTTGGCTGTATCGATATTGGAATACTGCGGGACTGTTTATTAAATCTTATCTCACAGTTGCAGTTTTGGTGTTGATGCTGATAACAAGCATGGGCATTTTTGGATATTTAAGTAAGGCTCATTTAGACCAAGCAGGAGTTAGTAGTGATGCCATTGCTGCTGTAGAGAGACTAGATGGTCAAATAAGTAGAGAAGAAAATAAAATATCTATATTAACTGATAGAATAAACGGACTATCAGGCAATACCGGTCTTGATATAAGTAGCAGTATTACACAGCAAGAAAGTATTCGTGATGGCGCTTGGCAACAAGTCCAAGGTGACATAGATTATAATCAGCAACAGATTTCAAGCGTAAGAGACCAGTTAACTTTAGATTTGCAGGGTGTGGATGCTAGAGAAGAAAAAATTGATACTAGACTGAGTACATTGGATTCTGCAGTAAATACTTTACGAAGCAAAGGTGTAGAGGTTATCGAAACAGACGCAGGCGGCGCATTCAGACGTGCCGAAACAGAAACTATCGATTATGTACAACAGGCAAATGATTTACGAGATTCCCAACAAGCAGAAAGACTCGAAATTATAGATCAAAAAAGTAGTCTTAACGACCAACGTCAATTATTACGATCTCAATCTAATACTGATATTAAAACTTTTCAAAGCGCCATTGATCGTTATAGACAACAAGCACAGACTACTATAGATAATGCAAACGCTGAAATTAATAATTTGCGGGGATCAAACGCTCAAGATCAAGACGATACATTAGAACAGGTCGACGACTACAACAATCAGATAGATACATTGTATGACGGTATAGCTATACTTAAAGATGAGAAGTTTGAAGCAGAAAGCGTTGTACGTGTTTTAGAAAAGGAAGTCGGACCTATAAAGTACGTTGCACAACTACTGTACGGAAATGATTCAGCTGACTATTTAGATCAGTCAGTCAGACTATTCATACTGATGTTGGTGTTTGTTTTTGACCCGTTAGCTGTGATACTATTAATAGCTGCGAACCAGACATTGATAAGATATGGAATTAATTTAGAAAGTGAGGCACCAGACAATGACAGAGATCCAGCCGATAATAGCGATGCCAGCATTACCAGCTCGCCCGATAATGGGGGAGCCGTTGATAGACAGGCAGACAACAAAGACAACCTACAAGATTCTTCCCAAGGAGGGAGTACAACAGACAACAGTATACATTTACAACAAGTGGGGGGAACTGGTGAACACAGCAGTGCGCATGACAACAGTGAATCAGACAGCATAGCAATAACTATGGCTGCAAGTTCTGCAGCAGAAAGTGCAGCATTGAGAAATGAACTAGATAAAATTAAAAAATTATTGATTGACAGACCAAAAGAAGTTATAATAGAAACTGATACAAATGTAGAAATAGGTACACCTCAAACAATAATTGATTTGGAAAATGAATTATCTAAAAAATTAAAAGGAACACAAGATGGCGAGTAAAGAAGAAATACAAACAGCGTTAGACGTATTATACGAAAAATACGGAAATACATTAAAACTTTTAGCTGACTCTATCGATAAATCAGAAAGTCTTGAGAGTTCCATGGCTGCTCAAGCAAAGAGAATTACAGAGCTAGAAGAAGAAAACAATACAGAGCCGACTATAGATGTTGACCTAACAATTCCCCAGTCCATTGTGGAACTAGAGCATACCGTCCTTGGCAATGAACAATAATCAAGTGCAACTTGCTTTTGAAAGTTTGCTTAAAAAGTATGAAACAGCGTTGATAAAGCTAAAACACTCGCAAGAAAGCCAAGAAGAGAAAAGGACTGTAGTTGTCCCCATGTCTTCTAGAACTGAACGTATGTATGTTGACCGCATACGAATGTTAGAAAAAGAATTAACGCAACTCAAAGACGGTGTTGAACCCGATGCTTATTTGCATGAAGCTGCAAGACTTCTTGTTAATTCCGATTTTAATAAAGAAGATTTCAGCGAAAAAGATATATTCGACAAATTACAAAAACTTAGCGAAGAAGAAGTAAATAGAGCGTTAGGGTTTTGGGCAGTTCCTTTACCTTCTGAAGATAACGATAAGCCAACAAAGCCGAGGTATACAAGCAAAAAATGAGTACACAAGAACAGAACTATTCGTGTAGTTTTTGCGGCAAAAGACGAGACCAAGTTAACAAATTAATAGCAGGTCCTGTAGCATTTATCTGCGATGAATGTATAAGTGTCAGTGCAAACATCTTAAGCGATGCAACCAACGAAGATTTGCTCGAAGAAGTAAGTTCACTGTTATCGCCTACTGAAATATGTGATAGATTAGACCGAACAATAATTAGCCAAACAACAGCAAAGAAAATTCTAAGTATAGCTTCGTATAATCATTACAAGCGTATATCTAGTTTGGAAGCTGGTGATGCCAAAATAGGCAAGAGCAATGTGTTAATGATCGGCCCCACAGGTAGCGGCAAAACACTATTAGCGCAAACACTGGCAACAGTACTGTCTGTGCCGTTTGCAATTGCTGATGCAACTACTCTTACAGAAGCGGGTTATGTTGGAGAGGATGTTGAAAGTGTTGTAGAGAGATTACTTAACATTTGCGACTGGGATGTAAAACGTGCACAACAAGGTATAATATTTATAGACGAGATAGATAAAAAATCTAGAAGTAGCGAATCAAACTCGTCTACAAAAGATATCAGTGGTGAGGGCGTACAACAGGCGTTGTTGAGACTTATAGAAGGCACTGTCATCAAAGTGCCTATGCCTAGCAGTAAAAAATCTGATGGCTTTGTCGAATTCGATACTAGCAATGTACTTTTTATCTGCAGTGGCGCTTTTGTTGGTTTGGAAAAAACAGTTAATGCTAGGTTCAATAAACGTAGTATTGGTTTCGGCGCAGATATAAGTAATACAGACAAAGCTAGTTGGAGGCAGTCTATTTCACATAAAGACTTGATAACATATGGGTTGATACCTGAATTTGTTGGAAGGTTGTCTACTATTGTTTCTCTAAGTGAATTAGCAGAGGATGACATGATTGAAATAATGACATCGTCGGATGTTAGTGTTATAAAAGAATCCAAGAACTTGCTTTTAATGGATAATATAGAATTAGAGTTTTCTGATAGCTATTATAAAACAGTATCAGAAATTGCTCATTCAAAGGGTATAGGCGCTCGAGGTATACGCAGCATTGTGGAAGCAAGTTTACACAGTATCATGTATAGAGCACCCGAATTACAAGACGCTGGTGTCACAAAAGTAATTTTTAATCAATACCCAAAGATAAGTGATATGCCGGCGCCTACTCTCGTTTATAGTAACGGAGTAGAAGAAATAGACAAACATTACACTGTTTTATTGAGAGGACAAATTGAACAAACATAAGAATAACAATTATTCCAAGTCTTGGAATAATAAGGGTAACGACACAAGACCAAAAGAAAACTTTTTTGATTATTTTAAACCTGGGGTCGAAGTCCGAGGCGGCGATGTAGGTAAAGCACTACGAATTCTAAAAAAGAGATTAGAGCGTGATGACTTTCAGAAGACTATATCAAAAAATATGTATTACGAAAAGCCAAGCGAAACTAAGCGCAGATCAAAGGCACAAGCTGCAAAGCGGTGGCAGAGATCAGTCACAGAGAAGGAAATATCTGGTGAACATGTGCAGTATGCTACTAGTGGATTAAAACATCTTAAAACCAAAAAGAAAATGAAGCCGGTTAGAGAACAACAGGATCGTCTTCGTCAACGCATAAAGAAAAAATAACAGAGGTAACTGTGAAAATATCTGTCGTTAGTGGAGGATTCGATCCTTTACATTCAGGGCATATCCATTACTTACAATCAGCAGCCGAGCACGGCGATGTACTAGTCGTACTAGTCAACAGTGACGAATGGTTAACCCGGAAGAAGGGTAGACCATTCATGCCCTTTACTGAGCGTTCTACTATCATCGAAAGAATGGATATGGTAGATAAAGTATTTGCAGTAAATGACAGCGACGACAGCGTCACTGCGGGTCTAGTGCAGATTAGAGACGAGTATGGACACGACCATGAATATGTATTTTGTAATGGTGGTGACAGAGGCAAAGACAACATACCAGAAATGGATGTCGACGGTTACGAGTTTGAATTTGCTGTCGGTGGCGATAACAAAGCCAATAGCAGTAGTTGGATACTAAAGGAATGGCAATATCCAACTGTACGCAGAGTATGGGGCGAGTTTAGTGACATATTCCATGATGATGTTGTGCGTGTAAAAGAACTAATAATTGAGCCGGGCAAGGGTATCAGTTACCAGCGCCATTTCAAACGTTCCGAAATGTGGTTTGTGAGTAAGGGCATGATCAATGTCAAACATGCATTCCGTCACCATACCCAGTTTTCCATACATACACTTAAAAAAGATGAATTGTTTCATGTCAGACAAGGTGACTGGCATCAAGCATACAATCCCTATGAACAACCTTGCCATATTATAGAAATACAATATGGCCAAGAAACAAACGAAGATGACATTGAACGTCTCGAATATTACAACGGAGAGAGTAACTAGAAATGAAAACACTTAACAGACTGGCAGTTAACGAGATCCTCAATGAGATTGTGGAATATGAAATGGCAGGTGTCGTACGATATGCACACAGCTCGCTAATGATCACAGGCCCGTATAGACAGCCAATTGTAACCTTTTTGCAGGAGCAAGCAAATGAAAGTTTGGCTCATGCTTTACAAGCAGGAGAGTTTATTAGTGGATTTAACGGACATCCTAGTCAGCGTATTGCGCAAATAGAAGAAAGCCATGACCATAGTGTCCAAGCTATTCTACGGGAAAGCCTTGCACATGAAGAGCATGCGGTAGGATTGTACAAAAAGTTGTTGACAGAAGTAGCAGACTCTAGTATAATGTTGGAAGAATATGCGAGAGGCCAAATCGGCACAGAAGAACAACATGCATTGGAAATTGAAAAAATGCTAAGAGATTTTCAGTAATGAAACTAGACTACAAGGATTGTGGCACAATAGGTTTTACTTGTAGTACGTTTGATCTCCTGCATGCTGGGCATATCACTATGTTAGAAGAAGCAAAACGTCACTGTGATTTTCTTATTGTAGGCTTACAAAATGATCCCACTATTGATCGACCTGACAGTAAGAATCCGCCTATACAAAGTATTATAGAAAGACAAATACAATTGAGTGCTGTTAAATTTGTAGACGAGATCATTGTATATAACACTGAACAGGATTTAGAAGATATGCTATTGACTTTACCTATAAATGTGCGTATACTAGGTATAGAGTATAAGGATAGTGACTTTACTGGAAGAGATATTTGTACTATGAGAAACATTGATTTATATTTTAATAAAAGAGATCACAGTTTTAGTAGTACAAGTTTACGTAATAGGGTTTCTAAAGGACAGCAATAATGATTCACATGTTTGATGTTGACGGCACTTTGACCCCATCGCGATGTGCAATGGACGAAGAGTTTGGATATTGGTTTTTAGATTTTTGTCAAAATAATCCTGTGTTTCTTGTAACAGGTTCTGACAAACCCAAGACAGTTGAGCAAGTCGGCGAAGAAATTTATAACGCTTGTGCAAGAGTATATAATTGTAGCGGCAATGAAGTATGGACCGGCGACAAACGTATATATTCAACTGATTGGGTACTACCGAAGAATGCAGCATCGTGGCTCTCCCGTGAAGTAACGTCCTCGGACTACAAATACAGGACAGGCAATCATATAGAAGCTAGAACAGGAATGGTTAACTTTAGTGTAGTAGGACGTAACGCTGACACTGAACAACGAGCAATGTATGTAGCATATGATACATTTCAAAACGAGAGAGCTAATATTGCACAACGATTTGAAGCTACATTTCCAGACTTATCAGCAAAAGTCGGCGGGGATACAGGCATAGATATATTCCCTATAGGATGTGATAAAAGTCAAGTACTAGATGACTTCGATATAGACGAAATAAGTTACATTAATTTTTATGGAGATAAATGTGACGAAGGCGGAAATGATTATCCCTTAGCAGTTCTGCTAGATAGTAAACAAGTATACCATGTCCGAGATTGGAAGCACACATGGGAAGTACTAAAAGGTCAATAACATGTTTTTAAAATGGCTAGAAAAATTAGGAAGAAAACGCATTGTAATGGATCGTATAAATAACGAGCCTTACTTAACACGATATTATTTATTTTTAAAAGATAGAAAATGGTTCCCATTTAACATTTTCTTACATAACTTTCATAAAGGAGACCCAGATGATTTACATGATCACCCTTGGCCTTATTGCACTATTATCCTTAAAGGTGGGTATTGGGAGCATTTACAAACTGGCGAGCGAAAGTGGAGGAGACCCTTTACTTGTCGCTTTTCGAGCAGTCGCGGCCTTCACCGGATTGAGTTGGAGCCTGGTAGTGATGTATGGACTTTATTCATCCCAGGTCCTTCAGTAAGGGAATGGGGTTTTATAGACAAAGGCAAGTGGAAGCAACACGAACAGTACTTGGCTGAACGGTACAAGGGATGAGTTGTACTGAGCTTTTAGCATGTGTTGCATGCAGTAATGATAAAATTGAAAAGTTCTTAGATCTACATGATCAGCCTTTAGCAAATAATTTTACAGACACCCCAATTAAAACAGATGAATACCCGTTAGCAGTAAACTACTGTGATATTTGCGGACATACGCAATTGTCCCACAGTGTAGATCCGTCTGTGCTGTTTGCAAATTACATTTATAAGTCCGGTACAAGCAATACTCTAAAAGACTATTTTTTAGATTTTGCAAAAAAAGTATCAAACGAAAATACTAGTTCTAAAACAGTTTTGGATATAGCATGCAATGATGGTTCCCAGCTTAATGCATTTAGCAACTATGGTTGGAAAACATACGGTGTTGATCCTGCAGAAAATTTATTAGAAGAGTCGAGCAAAGTACACAATATAACGCACGGGTTTTGGCCCTGCGATACACATCTAAAGAAATATGACGTAATTGTAGCACAAAACGTTCTAGCCCACACTCCAAACCCGTATGAATTTTTATTAGCTTGTAGTGATAATATAACGAACACTGGTAAAATATATATACAAACCAGTCAAAGTCAAATGTATCAAAGAGGTGAATTTGATACTGTTTATCACGAACATATTAGCTTCTTTAGTGTTAGTAGTATGTTACGGCTAGCAGGGCGTTGCGGATTGTATCTGAACAAAGTTGAGATAATGGATATACATGGGGATAGTTATTTGTTTACATTATCTAAAGAGTACAACGTACAGAACAGTATAGCAATGAAAGAAAAAGAAGACGCTGACGGCAGAACCACATTTTCTTTCTATGAAAAATTTGCTGACAATGTTAAAACGTTATGTGACGAGTTTAAGCATACTGTTGAAAAATACAAGCAGGATGGTTACACAGTTATTGGTTACGGCGCCGCTGCAAAAGGTATGACATTTTTAAATGCAGCACAGACAGAATTAGATTTTATCATAGACGACAGTCCAGCAAAACAAGGTTTGTTTAGTCCAGCTATGCAAATACCTGTTGTTAGTATTGACGAATTATCGAAGCACGATAAAGTTATAATTGTGCCATTGGCTTGGAATTTTTTAAATGAGATTAGACAGCGGGTTGATGCTGTCAAAAGTGATGTGAAATATATTACTTACTTTCCCTCTGTGACCACCATCGATTAAGTTCGTATTCCACTGGAAACGGTGGGTATCCTATTTCAGTCCATCGTAACGATGCTTGCGACCACTTATTGAGTCTTTTGTAACCTTCTGGAGTGTTAAGAAGTTTACCCTCGTAGTATGCAATATTATACTCGTACCAATCTTGGTGGTTGCCATTTGTTTCAACACTAATGTGATGTATTTTGTACATACCATCTACAGAGCCGTTTGTTATATTAGGACCAACTTCATCGGCAATCCACCTGTCTTCCATTTTATGATACCAAGCCATATTTAGTAATCTTGTATCTGAATTTATTATTCGATATTTAAGATCAACATCGTCAAAGTGAGTGACTACAAAATTTTCATCATTTAGCAAATGGTTATATATCATGTGATCCGGATTGAAGGAAAATATTTGCCCTAAGTTTACAGGTGTCCCTTCACCGTATGTGAAGTCTCGTTCTGTTTCTGCCATTAGTTCAGTTAGCCAACCCGTAGGATCTGTTTGAGGCCACATTAAAACTGAAGTATCATCGCACCTTTCTATGTGAGGATTAAACAGCATGTTGATTGTTGCAATATCTTGTATTTCTACGTCCGCTTGCACAAGTGCAGCACGTTTCAATTTTAACATTGATGCTGCTCTGATTATCCAATTATATCCTCCACTGCTACCGATGTTGTATTCCGAGGCATAGTATTCCCAGTTGTTCTGCTCACAAAAATCTTTAACGTTTTGCTGATTACCGTTGTCAAGCACAACAAAATTATAGTCAGAGTGATCTACGTTGGCCCATGCTTGCGTTGTAAAAAAGTCACCCTCACAGTATGTTAATATAAAAATTGTGTTCTTAGTAGTCAATTGCATCTCTCCTATGATTATGACTGTAGCTGTTTAATGCAAGATCTTCAATCAGCGATTGTAACGTATCGAGGTATACAAAATTGTAGTCTTCTATAAACCTGGAGTTATCCAGTTGAAAACTGAATCTACTTGTTTCTTCATCGTGAATGGTCAGATTACAGTTTAATGAATTCTTTACAGCAGTGCCAAATGATCTAACATTGCCGCTAAGACTTGAAAGGTTGTATATGTAATTGCCTTGTTTCGGATTCTCTATAATAGCATTGATCGCATTAACACAATCGTTAATACCCAAAATGCTTCTATAGTTTTCCACAGAAGTCAGTGCTATACCGTTAGATGTTTTAGCTGTTAGGACCATTTGGTTAATCATTAAGTCCGTTCTAGTATTAGGTGACCATCCATTTAGAGTGCCGAATCTAAGTCCTACTGTGTTCCTATCAGATTTCATTGCGATCTTCTCAATCGCTTTTTTTGTAAAATCATAATTTTTACTTTCTAACGGTAAATCCATAGACTCGTAACATAGTGTATCATTATTACTGCCATACACACTGCCGCTACTTGCATATATGAGAACTTGATCATCCCCCATGCATTCAAGCAAATTTATAAAATTAGTAACATTATTCTTCCAAGACCCGAGCAAACTGTGATCGCACATTGCAACACTGCTATGTCCTGCAAGTAGAACAATGGTGTCATAGTTTTTTAAAAATCCCTGAGTTATATCCCCGAAGTCCATTTTTAGGTTGGGGCTAGGTCCACCGAACCAGTGTAAATCCATGTTTGTGTAGTAAGTGTTCAATTGAGGGCAAAGTGCGCTACCTATATAGCCAGAGCCCCCAATTACGAGAGTATTTGTTGTCATGCAAATATTTATTAAAAAAAGGTTGACTTCAGTTTTAAAATCAGTATAATAGTACAAACTTGTGTGCCGATGGGCGGTACATGAGAACCTAAGGTAAAAAGGAGACATTATGTCTATTGTAAACAACACTGTATCTAAGCAAGACCGAGTTCTTGAAGCACTGCAGAGCACTAACCGCGGCTTGACTGCTGCGCAAATCGAAGCACGTTTTGGCGTGGGTAATGCACGTTCGACTGTGTCAGCACTTCGCATGAAGGGTTTTGCAATCTATGCAAATCAGAACACTGACACTAAAGGTCGCACCAAGACTTTCTATCGACTAGGTACTCCTAGCCGCGAGATTGTGGCTGCTGGCTACCGTGCATTGGCTGCTGCTAACACCGCGGTATAATCTTTAGATATTGACATTTCTAAGATATGGAAAGGGGACTCCGGTCCCCTTTCTTTTTATAGGTCTAAAATTCTTGCTTTATCCTTAGCAGCTATGAAGTCCTCAAATAACTTATCGTTTTCTGTTTTTATCATATTAATGATAGTTTCGGTGACGCCTATTTGATTCCTTACCAACTGCATCTTCATTACCAAATCCTTTAAACACATTTCGTAATAGTCCAGTTCTTTCTGTTTAGTTTCCTTGTCTTGTAGCAAATCAGTGATGGTGATTATTTTCCCATCGTTATTACCAGCTAAATCCATGAAAAATACCTCTTGTCTGTTAATAATTACTTATTTCAGCTGGTATATGTACTTAAAACATGCTATAAATCAAGCACTTATATACCAATATTTCTGGCAGAAAAAGGTTGACTTTGGCTCTAGAATCCGTATAATAGTATATATTGTTAACAAAGAGAGTAATGCTTATGAACGTATCAAACAAGATGGCCCGTGCATTTAACAAGGCTGTAACACTCAGCGAGAACATCAATGTTGATGGTACAATCAACTGGAATTTTGTTGATGCTGACGTGTACAGTGATATGGCTGGTTCACGCGGTGTCATGTCTAATGAAAGCACAAAGGCACATTACGATGAGTTCCATTTTCTTGCAGATCAGTTTATTTCTGCTAACCCTGATCTCGACGTTGAAATCTCAACAGGATCATAGTTATGACAATGCATCTTGCACAAGGCCTCAGCACCATCAGTACAAAAAAGCGTGAGGTCAAGTTAACCAAAGCACGTACCGCAGAGCTTCGTGAAAGTTGGCACAAGCACAACAAAGAAATGAAGCGCAATGGTATGCATGACATGCGTTACGAGTCGTTCGACGACTATCTTGATTACTGCTTCGGTCGTAACAAAATTGACAAGAAGAAGTTTGTGACGGCTGCACCTTCTACTCCACCAGCTTGGCGCAGAGACGACCACAGAGAAAAGTATCCTAGTGTACCAATGGGTTCTATTGACACGGGAAGTTGTCGTAAAGTAGAGCCGCAGAAGTATACTGGTACACTGGTCAAAGGTATTGCTACCATGCACAAGAGTAATGCTGTGCCAGTTATTGATCAGAAGCATGCTGAAGAAATTTCTAGGATGGCACGATGACGGAAGATTATCCTCTGCTGGACAAAAAGATTGTTGAGGATGTTGGAAACCTTATCCGGCATCAATACGATTTTAGTAACGGCTACACTGTTGTTGCTGAACGGGACAAGCGTAAGAAGCCTGAAAAATCTTATTCAGGGCTATGGACAATGGCTCTGTATCACAAAGGCGACATGCTGTTGACTAGAGACTTTCCTGGCCCGACTGCTTACTTCAACGACCCGTCAATGGATGCATTGCTTGTTCGTGTTGCGAGGTATTCACAATGACAGACAAGTGGCACGGCGGCAAGGGAGATCGCCTCAGAAAAGGTTCTAACCAAAAAGCGTATTCGGATAATTACGACCGCATCTTTGGAAAGCGTCAACCCCAACAGCAACAGACTCTTCCTAGCAAAGAAGAAGAGCAACTGAGAAAGGAGCAAGCACAAGATCCCAAAAACGGTTGACAACAGAATATAGTGATAGTACTATATGCTCGTGTTGTGCAAAGTTTAGTCACTTTCACAATACTTAACTTTAACAATCCGCCTCAGAAATAGGCTAGGAGATATAATATGACTACTTTAGACCATGCTGACAAAATTAATGAACAGTTTAGTAATACTGAAAGTAATTTTGTTTCCCTACAAGACCGTTTAGAACAATCACTGTCGTTGCATTCTGCTTTCAGAAATATGCTCACCGGCACTGTAGATGAATTCAAACGGCGCCAGCCTCAATTCAAAACCATCACTGACATAGAATTGTGTAAAGGAGTTAATGCAACCCTAGATCAAATATTGATCGACACAACAATGCAGCGACAAGTAAACTTTAAGCATATAACTGAAATCATATCTGGTTTTAAAAACACCATGGTAATGCCTATTCAGGTATATGAGGACCCAGAACAGCCTGGAAAATATATTGCATGGGATGGCCAACATACTGCAATCGTTCTATATATTTTGTGCACAATGGTTTTTGGTGTTCTGCCTAAAAACTTTACTATTCCAGTAAATGTTTACCCCACTAAACATAAATTAGAAATTAGACGAAACTTTATTAAACTTAATGGTGAGGCCAAAGCGCCGCTAGATTTTATTGACATCTTCAAGCAAATGGTACACGGTGTACGCACAGACGGTGCTACTGACCAAGATTGGCTTGATGCAGATCTTAAACAACAGCATTTTGCAAAAGTAAAGTTATTTGCTACCGGCAACAAATTCGGCGATGACGATAAACCTGGTGCATTTACATTGCTTGCTGATACAATTATGAGTAAAAATCTAAGTAAAGCAAAACGTCCAGAAGTTACTAGAATGTTTGCAGAATACTGGAGTTACTTGAATACAAGCCGCCCGGTGCAAGCTAAGGAAGCTAGACAATTATACGAGTACTTTAACTTGTGCTATGAACAGGGTATTAATGTTGATAGCAAGTATCTTCGAGAGTTTGCTGAATTTACTAAAGAATATTTCGAAGCCAACTTCGGTGAAAGCGGCATGTTCTGGAACAAAGTAAAAATGGCCTACACAAATTGGTATGCTAAAGCTAACCCTGAAAGCTATGAAGAATTTGGTTTGAAAGGATTTAGTACAGAGATGCGCACAGGCATTCCGTTCCTTATTGCACAACTTAAGAAGAGTACTAAACTTAAAACTCCTTCTTATATACCTAATAATGGCTTTGCTGTTAACTCAGCAGATCTTTGGTAAGGATAGGAGTTGGAAATGCTTAGAGATCCCGATAACGATAAAGTTAAAAGCACGACCCAGTATCTCAAAGAAACTCGTGTTAATTCAACCTGTATGCTAGAGGACTGCGATAGTCCTCTCAGCAACTACGAAGGACCGGGTAGCAAAATACTTTGCAGACATCATCAACTTGAGTGCACTGAATACGGCGGGATGGGTAAACCTGAACGCCCTCATACATTCTATCGAGGGTGGGTATGCGAGGCATGCGGCTACGATCCACGCAAAGATCCTCAGTTTGACGATATTGAAGATGAATTTCACAAACTTCGATGTATGCGTAGTGTGATGCACGGAGATCATATTGAATTGAAAAGCCGAGGCGGATCAAACACCAAGGATAACATTCAAACTTTGTGCTGTAGATGTCATGCAATCAAGACTAGTAAAGAAAAGGATTATCTCGGTGCCAAAGGAAATTGATAACTTCTTACAGAAAAATGTGCACAATGAAACAGTAGATTCTATACTGCTTGTTAGTGCACCTGTTTCTGATGATGCTGATTACGAATGGATAAATGAAATGGCTGTACACAATGTGATACAGCCTTTTGTCAAATTCTTCAATGACGCAAAGATGGATTACAAAATTATGATGTCGTGGGGGAACAGTTGGGAGGACGATTCGAACTCACCAGACTATTCAACTATGTACCTTAATGTTGTAGCAAAGCCTGATGGGCGAGCTTGGACTGAGGAAGATGTTATGTTGTTTAAATTAAAGTTTTATGATAGGCTCCCGGTTAGATCATTAGAAGAAAGTTTCAACAATTTATTTTCTAGTTAATTATAATGGATAAATAGATGTGTAACAAACAATACGCCAGATATGGGTATTTGATACTGTTACAAAAATAACTTGCTTTATAAAGGAGATTATTATGACAAAGCAATTCAGATTGACAACCGAAACCCTAAACCCTCTATTCAGAGCCAGCGTTGGCTTCGATAGAGTTATGAATGAATTCTTCAACGAACCTGCATTCGCAAATGTGACTGGATACCCTCCGTACAACATTTCCAAAGACGATAACGATGTTTATGAGATTACTCTTGCCCTAGCAGGATTTAAGCGTAGTGATATCGACATCGAGTTGGAAGATGGTACATTAAAAATAACAGGTAACTCACAGGTGTTAGACCAAGACGGCAGAGAGTTCCTACACAAAGGTATTGCAGAACGCAACTTTGTGAGAACATTCAAACTTGCAGAGTATGTTGAAGTTGATAGTGCTAAATTAGAAGATGGCATTTTGAGAGTAACATTAGTCAGGCACATTCCTGATGCAATGAAACCCCAAAAAATTAAAATATCTTAAATAAAACCCAGGGGAGGAATACCTCCCCTACTAACTGGACAGTATTAAATGGCTAACGCACAAGTAAAAACACACACAGAAACAAGGTTATCTTACCCGCCCAGGTTCAATGTGATTGTGTACAATGATGATTTTACACCAATGGCGTTTGTAATACAGATGCTTATCGATGTGTTCAACACCTCATTGGAAACGGCACAAGATGTAACTATGCGGATACATAGTGAGGACTCGGCTGTCGCTAGAAC